GAACTCCTTTTTCCCCGAGGTGGCGAACGACATTCTCCGCTTCATCAAAACTGGCGTGGCTACCGACCTGGCCTCCGCCTATGACATGGCCTGTTGGGTAAACCCCGCGGTGCGCGCTAAAAGGATGGCTCAACAAGCCGCTCCCAGCGCCCAAGGAAAACCAGCCCAGCGAGCCGCAAATGGTCAATTTGTGCATCTCGATTCGGACTCTCCCCCGCCCACCCGCACCCGGGCTGCGACGATGGATTCCACCATCGAGAGCATTGTCTCCAAACACTTCCCTTCAACCGCCCACTAACCTGGAGCAGAGAACATGCCCTCTCCCAATGCAATCTTCACCGAGATTGTCTCGACGACCTTCCGCACTCATGCGAAGGAAATCGCCGACAACTTCTCGGGCCACAACGCCCTCTACCGCCGCATGGCGAAGAAAGGGAAAACCCGCAGCGAATCCGGCGGCTACAGCATCGTGCAGCCCCTGGAATACGCCGCCAACGGTACGTACCAGCGCTATTCCGGCGCGGACATCCTGAACGTCGCGCAATCGGACGTCATCACCGCTGCGGAGTATAGCTGGCGCCAAATTGCGATCAACGTGGTCTCGACCGGCTACGAACTCCGTGTGAACAGCGGCCCGCAGCGTCTGGCGAATCTGGCGAAGGCCCGCATCCGCAACGCGATCAACACCTTCGGGAATAACTTCTCGGCGGACATGTACTCGGACGGCTCGCTGACCAACCAGATCGATGGCATCCAGAAAATCGTCGCCGATACCCCGACGAACACCGTCGGCGGGATCAACGCTTCGACCTGGACCTTCTGGCAGAACGTGGTGCAATCGGCCGCGGCTCCGCTGCAAGGTGGTGGCGCGATTACCCCGTCCTCGACTGCCGGGGTCATGGAAAGTCTGATGCTGCCGCTGTTCATGGAACTCACCCGGAACAACGACAAGCCCGATTTGATCGTGTCGTCGAATGACTACTACCAGTTCTACCAAGGCGGGCTGGTTGGTCAGAAACAATACGTCAACTCGGAACTTGGCGAGGGCGGTTTCATGTCGATCATGTACCAGGGCGTCCCGGTTGTCTTCGACGGCAATTCCGGCATGCCCGCGGCCCACATGTATTTCTTCAACACGAACTATCTCGAAATCGTGACGCACCCCGAAGCGAACATGACCGTGATGGACGAGGCGAAGCCGTACAACCAGGACGCGGTCGTTGTGCCGATTCTCTGGATGGGCAACATGGTCTGCTCGAATCGCTCGCTGCAAGGCGTCGTGAAGGCTTAATCGCCCCTCAACCAAGGAAAATCGAAATGTACTCTCTCAACACTCTCCCCACTGCAACGTGGGCTTCCGGCGACGCCCTGCCCTGCTCGGTCGGCCAAATCACGATGGATCACCAGGGGCGTGTTTACCGCTTCTGCCAAGCGGACGCGGGTGGTGTTACCGGCGCCGGCTACGTTTGCACCATCGAATCGGCGAACACGCTCGACATGATCGACACGACGAATTCGGCTCCCGGTGCGGAAGCCGGGCGCCAGGTCGGCGTGGCGATGGCGGCAATCGCCGCGAGTGGCTACGGCTGGGTTTGCGTCTTCGGCCGTGATGTCCCGGTGCGGGTTGCCGCCTCGGCTGCAAAAGGCACGCTGCTGAATACCACCGCGACCGCGGGACAGCTCGACGATGACGCCACCGCCGGCGCGGAAGTCATCAACGGAATTGCGCTGACCACGGCAAACGGCGGTGCCGCTGGTAATGCTCTGGCGGATGTGACCTTCCCGACCACCGGCCGCACGCTGTAATAGCGCAGGGGGAGTCTTCGGGCTCCCCCTTTTCCTCTTTTCCTTTTCCGAAAGCCTAGCCCATGTCCACCGTTGATAACGAACGTCCCCCGTATGTCACCTTCGAGCGTCGCGCAGTCGAAGACCGCACCGCATCGAATAATGCCGGCCACTACGTCTCCCGCGAAGTGGATTTCGCCATCGTAACGCGCCCCGGTGCCCGGGATACCTCCGAGCGCCCGGTCGTCGAACTTCTCGCAAGCTGGGCCCAGTATGCCCGGAATGGCCAAGTCCCGAATACCTGGGTCGCGAATCTGAAGGCGGGTTATGAAGCCTGGAAAGCCGGGGAAGACCTGCCGACTGAGGGAACCCCCATTAAAGGCTGGCCTGTCCTGGGCCCCGCGGCCCAAAAAGACTTTATCGCTGCCGGGGTCCGGACGGTGGAAGACCTTGCAAACCTCCCCGACCAAGACGCTGCGACGATTTGCATGGGCGGGCTGACTTTCAAGCTGAAGGCGAAAACTTGGCTCGAAAGCGCGAAGGACTCGGGCAAGCTCGTCGAGAAGATGACGGCCCTTTCCGTTTCTCTGGAGAGCCTGAAACTCCTCACGGAAACCCAAGCCGCTGAAATCAAGCGCCTGCAAGCCCTTGTTCCTCAAGAGAAAGCCACTGCAAAATGACCACAATCCTCACCCTTGTCCAAGACTTCTGCGAGAAAACGGGCCTTCCCCGCCCCTCGGCTTTGGTGGGGGTGACGGAGAAAAGCGTCTCCCAGTTCCGGGCCCTCCTAACCGAGTGCGTCGAGGATTTGGCCGAATACCCCTGGCGGGAGCAAACCTTGCGGAAAACCTGGACCTCCCTCGCGGGCCAGGACCAGGGGACCCTCGACTCGATCTTCGGCGCAGGTTATCGCTCCTGGACCCCCGGGACCATGTGGAATGACACCCGGAAAATGCAAATCTACGGCCCGGTCAGTGACCAGCAGTGGCAAGTCTTCCAGACCCTGCCCAACGCTGGCCCGGAATACCAAAGCTGGATTTCCGGGGGGCACCTCTACATCAGCCCGGCCCTTCCCGCGGGGGAAAACCTCAGCGCGATCTATTCGACGAATTATGGTGTCCTCGACCTCGACGGCGTGACCACGAAACCCCGCATCACCGCGGATTCCGATTCGCTGCTTTTCCCCGACAACGTCGTCAAGCGGTGTTTGGAATACAAGTGGCGTAAGCAGAAGGGCGAGGCCGGCTGGGAAGACGACTACAACGCCTTCATCGGACTCGTCGCCCGGTCGATTGTGAAAGACGGCGCGAAAACCCTGAGCCTGAGCCCGAACCCCATCATCGCCCGTCCGGGCATCGTTGTCCCCTCGGGAAGCTGGAATGTTTAAGCAAAAACGCCAGGTCAAGCAGAACCTCCCGCGGAATCTCGTCGCCCCGCTCGCGGGCTTGAACGCCCTTTCCCCCCTGATGGCCCTGCGGGAGAACGAGGCGATTCTCATGGAGAACTTTTTCCCGGCGGCGGACGGCCTTGCGCTGCGCCAGGGCTTTGTCGAGCATGCGACGGGTTCCGACGAACCCGTGGATCGCCTCTGGGTCTATTCCCAGCCGACCGGCGGCGAGCAGCTTTTCGCCACGACCGACTCGGGCATCTACGATGTTTCCAGCGCCGGGGCTTTTGGCTCGGCGGTTTCGGCCATTACGGATGGGGAGACCATCGCAAGCGCCATTTCGACGGGCGCGGGGTCTTACCTCTACTTCGTCAACGGCGTTGATGACGCCCGGCACTACGATGGAACGACTTGGACTACCGTCGCAACCTTTGGCTCTGTTAATACCGACACCCTCTCCTATGTCGAAACCTACCGGCAACGCCTGTATTTCGTCAAGAAAAACTCCCTGGAGCTTGAATACCTTGGCGCCAATTCAATCAGCGGGACATCGACTAATTACCCCCTCGGTGCAATCTTTCGCCGTGGCGGTTACATCGTTGCTTTGGGTACTTGGACCATCGATGGCGGCACTGGTCCCGAGGATAATCTCGTTGTCCTAACCTCCGAGGGGGAAGTCGCCGTCTTCGCGGGTTCGTTGCCGTCGGATACCTCCCTCTGGAGCGAGCGCGGGGTGTATTACATCGCGAAACCCCTTGGAAAGCAACCCCTGCTAAAATGGGGCGGAGATTTGCTGATCCTCACGGAAAACGGCATCTACCCCCTCTCCAGCGCGATTCAGAGCGCGGCCATCGACCGGGTTTCCGCGTTGAGCGAGAAAATCAAACCCCTTTTCAACACGGCCGCGGGCCTCTACCGGGCTGAGGAAGGGTGGCAGATGATCGTCGATCCACTTCAGCCGTTCCTTCTCGCGAATATCCCTTCGACCCCCGTCCGGAAACAGTTCATCATGAACACCCAGACGAAGGCTTGGACGACTTTCGTTGGCTGGGATTCCCGCTGCTACGCGCGGAAGGGCGCGGAACTCTATTTCGGCACGGCAACGGGGGTTAATCGCATCACCGGAATCAACGATAACGGCGCAAACATCGTCGGGACGCTTCTCCAAGCCCCGAGCCGCCTGGGCCTTTCCCAGAAGAAAAAAATCGAACTGCTGAAGCCTTACGTCTCGCAAAACAACGGTTTTACCTACACGCTCGGCCTCGCCCCGGACCTCGGCGATCCGAAGGAATACACCATGATTACCGGCGCGGGGGCCGCAACCGCTGCGATTTGGGGTACAGCGCGATTCGGCTCCGCCTATTGGACTGGGCAGACGGGAATCTCCCAGGACTGGCAGACGGTCCCGGATGACTACTCCACCTGGAAATCCTTCTACCTGTCCATCACCACCAACGTCGCGGACATCCGGTATTTCGGCTCGGACCTTCTCATGATTCCAGGCGGGAACCTCTAACCCCAGGGGCTTGACAGAAGCCCCGCTCTCCCTTAGACTCCTTACCATTCCTCCAGCCGGGCAATCCGGCGCCCCTTCGGCTAACAGCTTCGGGGGTTATCCAAACCGCACAGCCATTTGCGGGGTATGCAAAACCCCTCTACGCAAATGGCCGGTTTCTACAAAGCCCCGTATCAAGCCCCGAGT